AGCTGGCGCTCAAAGAACGCATTGACGTCGCCCTGCCCATCCTTGACCGTCGCCTCGGGGTTGGCCGGGACCGGAACGGCGGACAACTCCAACAGCTCCTGGCGGATGAAGCGAATACCATCGCCCATGTCTCGGGGCTCAGCCTCCAGCGGGTTGAAGCTCACTGAGACCGAGTCGATAAAGTCCTCCTGGTACTTGCGGTAGATCTCGGCCGCAAACTCATCGTCCAGGTCGAACTGGACGTCCAGGACAAGCTGTCCCTCCTCGATGGTCTTGCGGATGACCTTGCCGAGGGGCGGGATGGATCTGTCATGGACCCACAGGAATTTGACTTCCGACGTAAAGACCCAGCCGCCCTGGTCGATCTGATCTCCATGGCGATCGGGACTGTCCGTCGAGGCGATGAACCGGAGAACGCCCTCCTTGAGGGTGTCCGATTCGGCTTTCATAACTCGGATGGTCTCTTCCATTGTACTACACCTTGTGAGAGATGATCTGATCGAACGCCTCAAGGGCGTTTTGTTTTTGCGCCTCAAAGTATTGGGCCACAACCGGCTCAAACTCGTCGGCCTTCTCGTCGACTTGGTCCTTGTACTTCTGCCACTTCTCCTGGCGATCATGATCGGTCATTTCCATGTGGCGCTCCTGATCGGTCACGGGCAAGGAGGCACAGTGGCACCAGACGTCGTGACTCGGGTCGTTCATCATGTGCGGCCCCTGCCCCGAGGTCCCATCGGACATCGTAAAGTCCTGGTTGACCGGAATGGGCTCTTTTCGGGTCCGATTCTCCATGAACTCGTGCTGTTTGCGGGCGGCAGGCTTCAGGCCCCACGGGTGCAGCCAGGATTTCTTTTGGACCGATTTGGCGTCATCCATGACCTCTTGCTTGCCTCGACTGGAGGCGGCCCCCATCTCATTCTGGGCGATGGTCTCGGCCCGGCTGGACTTCATGTCCTCGAAGGACTCGGCCAGGTCCTGTTTAATCTCTCGGGGATTCTTGCCGTCCTCGAAGCCATCCATCAGCGTGTCTTTGACCCGCTCCTTGGTATTCTGGTCGATCTTGCCCTTCCAGATCTCGTTGATCCGCTCGTCGACGGCCTCCTCGATGCCGGGCTTCAAGTTGCCCAGGTCCACGTCATCGGCATCCGAGCCCAGCTCCCCGATCAGGGCCGAAGCCGCCTCCTCAGTGGCCAAAGTCGAGGCGGCGACCACTTCGCCCGTCGCAGCCCCGCCGCCCTGGATGGCCTCCTCGGCCACTTGCTGGGCGTCTTGCTCTTGCTGGCCCTTGGTATACAGGTCGAAGTCCATCTCCTTGCTCTTGGGCTCCTCCTCGGCCGGGGGGCCGCCACCGTTGGAGGGGGCCGGGGCCTTCGGCCGGGCCATCTCCCCGTCCAGCTCGTCTTTGGCCTCCTGGCCAGCCATACGCCGGACCTCGTTCTTCTCGAACGAACCGGGGTGTTGCTTCATCAGCTTCCGGGTCAGCTCTTTGTCATCGGGCACGGGGTTGGGGAAGGCGAACTCCCCGCTCCGGGCCGTCTGGATCATGGGCATGACTTTGAGATTCAGCTCCGAGATCAAGAGGGACAACCGAGGCTTGACGGCGTTTTTGTTGTAGATGACCTCGGCGGCCTCGATGGTCGCTCGGTTGGAGTCCTTGGAGTCCCCCAGGATTTCGGGTGGGATACCAAAGCCCTTGCGGACCTTCTCCTCTTGCATGGTCCGCGTGGCCGCGGCCTCCGAGTCCCCCAGGCTACGGGACATCTCAACGGCCGACATCTCGGCCTCGGCCTCGTTGGACCCCGAGAACATAATCTTACCTGAGTTTTGCGGGCCTCCATACTCCTCGTACCACTTCTCCTTGATCTTCTTGAATTGCTTCTCACGAACCCCCGGCATGAAGACCATCATGTCCGGTCTGGCGTGGTTGTGAAAGGTGCTGGAGATGTGCTTGGCCGCGTACTCGTCGACCTGAATCTCATCGGCCAGCGTCTGTCCCATGCCGTGGCCCCGGCCATAGAGGTTGGTCAGATCGGGCATGGTCAGGGCCGTAACCAGCTCATCGTCCAGTGTGACAAAGTCGGAGCCGAGTTTGACGTCCCAGACGGTATTGCCCTGGTCGTCCTGGGTCTGTGTGGCCTTGGTCGGCGGGATGGGCAAAAACTCGAAGCCCGTCGCATTGAAGTCCGAGGGCAGCGTCAGCCAGATGGCCTCCCCGACCAGGTCCAGATAGGCCTGAGTGATCATCGTAAAGATGTAGCCGGACTGGCGGGAGTTGGGCTTCTCGAAGATCTCCAGGGCCGGGTGGTCGGGGTCGGGCTCGGTCTGGGTCTCGGGGATGACCTGCCACTGCGTGTCCGCCACTGAGTGGGCGATCTTTGAGACACACATCCGCAGGATCGGGACCTCCTTGTAGGCCTCCAGGATGCCGGCCTTGTCCCGACTGGGCGGGAGCCGGTGGTCCTGGAGGGCCTGGAGGGCGTCCGAGGTCCCCAGCATCGTCTCATCGGAGCGCATACCGAGTAGTTTTTTGATCGGTGCAAAGAGGTTCATACGTATACCTGGATGCCATGATCGTTGTAGGCGTTCAGGGCCAGCTCCAAGGCGGAGTAAGAGTCACCGTGGCCGGACTGGTCCCGCTCGACTTTGAATTTCTGTTTGCCCGAGGGCGTCTCGGACTGCTGCACCTTGGCCAGATCGTCCAGGAGGACCCGAGATGGGGACGGCTGGAAGCCGCCATCGTCATACAACTTGGCCCCCTGGTAGGCGAACCGGATTTGGTCCTCCTCGACCAGGTTCTTGAGGGTCATCGTGTTCTCTGCCTTGCGTTCCCGGTTGCCCATCAGCCCATAGACCGACCCGGTCCCCTCCCAGTTGTCGGCAAAGGACTGATGGGCCGTGATGTCCATGTTGACCTGTTCAGGATCATGTTGACTGATCAGTTGGTCGATGACCTGGCGCTGTTCTTTGAACGAGACCGAGCGCATCATGTAGGTCTCCTGGACCTCTAGCCGCTCGGGGCCGTCTCGGAGGCACACAATGGACGTAAAGTCGTTCGTTTTACCGAGGTCGACGCCCATGTAGAGTGACCCCTGGTCGGCCGGCTCCCCCTCCAGGCTGCGGGCGAGCAGTTCCTGGCGGTCGAAGTACATCTCCCCCAGGGTCAGGAACATGCACAGATACTCGCGCTCAAACTTATCTTTCGGGTACTTCCGGCGGGCAGCCTCGATGTCAAAGGCGAACCGAGGGTCCCGCTGGACGGCCTGTTTGATGTCGACTCGGTGACGACTGAATGCCTCGTGTGTCTGGTCGTGATTCTCCCAGATCTCCCAGAACAAATTGCCGTGTTGGGTCCACGGGGTCGAGAAAATCCGCACGACCGAGGCCCGATTCTGGAAGGCATCGATCTGTGGCCAGACGGCATCGACCAACTCCTCGTGAATCCGGCTGGCCCAGAAGGCGAACTCGTCGAACCAGTAGCTGGAGTCGGTGTTGCCTCGGAGCCGCCCCGGATCATGGGCCGTGGCGATCAGCTTCGAGCCGTTGGGCAGCTCAATCGAGTTCTTGTTGACCTTGACGCCCTCGACCAGGGCCTTCAGGTCCGGGTCCTCCTGGAACAGGGGCAGCCAGCGGTTCTTGATCCGGTCGAGGATCTGCCGGCGGGCGTTGGCCACCTTGGTCGAGACCAGGAAGCAAAAGTGGACGTCGTGCCGCAGCCCGTGGAGAAAGGCCTCCAGAGCCGAGACCTCGGTCCAGCCGATCTGGCGGGACTTGAGGGCCACCTTCCAGGGGGACTGGTCCTTCAGCCATGCGACCTGCCAGGCAAACAGCCATTCTTTGATCCGGTCGATGATGTTCATTCGTCCCGCTGGTCTTGGCCGACCTCGGGCAGCAAGTCGGAGACCTTGTCTTCCCCGGCCTCCTGGGAGCCGATCTGGATCTCGGTCTGCTCTTTGGGCTTGAGGCCGCAGCGGTCCATCAGGTCGATGATCAGCCGGATGTTCGGGTCCCCCTCGGCCAGGGCCTCGGCCAGGGCCGCCCGGCCGATCTCTTCCAGGTGGTCGTAGAACATCTCCAGGACTTCATCCTGGCGCTCCTGGAATTTCTTCTGGCGCCGCTGGTCCTGATGCCGTGTCCAGGCGTCAATGCGATCGGTCCAGTCGTGTTTCGACGCCCACCGCTCGACGTGGCGGGGGCTATTGTGGTCCATCTCCTCGGCCACCTTGGCCTGGCTGCGGTCTGCCCCCATATCTCGGTAGAGCCGGAAGGCCTCGAAGGCCTTGTCCGTCTCGGCGTGCTGCTTGTCCCAGGGCTGTCGGTCATCAGGCATCAGGCACCTCCACAAAGAGGTCGCCCCGGCCGGTCAAGGCCAGGGCGTCGGTGAGAGTCGTCTGTCTGTCAGGGAATTGGTACGTGGCTTCAGCGCCTTTGGTCCCCCTCGGCCTGGAGGGCGTCCAGACTCACAAAGTCCAGCCCGCCCCGGCGCTCGGTCGTGGTCGACGGGGACCGGGCCTCCAGGGGCACAAAGGCCTGATCGACCAGGAACCGGGGCGTCGGCTCCCAACGGACGCCGTCCACTTCCACGAGGTACTGCTGGTTGCCTTGCTGGCGCGTGTGCAGGGCCATCTCATAGATGTCCCCCTGGAGGAAGTTGGAATCCTCGGGCCAAATGAGCCGGAACAACCGGCCCAGGGACGTGATGACGTAGCGGCGCACGACCTCCTGGCTGATCTCATCGGGGCAACCCTGCCAACGATCATCGGCCGGATTGGTCAGGCACCCATGGAGGCTCGACCACTCCTCGCCGGGCCCCATGGCCTCGTTGAGCGCGTCTCGGTGTCTAGGCTTCACGTCGCCCTCCCCGAGACCGAACCTCAACGACGGGCAGTACGAAACGGTCCTCCGATTGGCAGTACCGGACGTGGGCGTCCACGTTCAGGCCCTCGGTCTGAAAGGTCATCTGGGCCTTCAGGATCTGCACGTCCTCATTGCCCAGAAATTGGTCCTCCAGCCACTCGACCAGTTCGTCCAGCGAGTCTACATGGTCCGGGGCTTTCATAGCAGTCCTCCAGCGGTGAGCATCAGCAACACGAGGAGTCCCAGAAGCAAGACCACGAACGCGACATCGTTGGCCCGGCGCTCCGCGGCGAGCTGGCGCTCCGTCATCTTGATGTCTTCCAGGAGCAGTTCGACCTCCCGGTCCATCGTGTCCAGATTGTCCTTGAAGTCCTCAAACTCATCTCTCATCAGCGCCTCCTCGGCTCAGTCAAAAGTCAGATTCACCCGGCGCATGACCGGGAATTGTCCGTCGTGTCAGTCTATCAGAAAAATCCCCTGGTCGTGCAGCTCATCCTCCAGGTTCTCGATGGCCTCAAGGGCCAGATTCGTCATCGGGACGTTCGGCTCCAGGTAAACACTCTCAGACATGGTCACGCCGTTGCCCTTCGTGTAAGAGGCCCGCACCATGGGGCCTGTGTTGGAGCGGAACATCTCCAGCCGGACGTTGTTGGAGCGGAACATCTCCAGCCGGACGTTGGTCTCGACCAGGTAGCGTCGGACCTTTTCGTCGGGCGTCATTTCCGTCTCGTGTGCTCGTCGAACGTCTGTCTCATCAATCATGTGTTGCTCCCGTTTCTGGGGGTTGGAGGTCCTTAGGGACCCCGCGGTGAAAGTAGAGCCAGCCGCCCGGGGACGGCATGGCCGGTACAAGGAGACCGTAACAGTTCGACTCCCATCCCTCAAACATGAACCTCGGGGCGTCGTCCCAGACCACAACCTCGACGGTCTGAGTCAGGTCCATCCCTGGGGACGAATCGTCCTGGCTGACCGCGTCCATCATGCACCCGAACTGAGTCATCAGGTCTCGGGACTGATCGGGATGGCCGGTCACGTCTGCCACCATATCGAGGAAGGCCGGCAGGTCCAGGACAGTTGGGGCTGACATCCGAATGTGGTCGACGGACTGGAACCGCACGACCTCCACGCTCATTGGCCGTTCCATCGTCCCTCCTCTTTGAGCTGATCTCGAACGGCCTGGCGCATCTGGTCGACCATCGCGGCCGAGGTTGCTTCCCCGGCCTCGGAGACGGCATCATCGTCGGCCACCTCCTCCAGTGGGTGGTTGAACACGTCGACCTGGGCCCAGGTCTGGGCCACTTCCCGCTTGTACTCGTCGTCCACGGGCAAGCGGTCGCGTGCGGCCTTAAAGACGGACCACGTCCACGTGCGGTTGGTCGTCTGGATTTCCCGGCCCATGCTCCCATCCATGCGGGGGTTGAACTCCGGGGTGACGACATGGCCATCGACCTCCATGGCGTACTGGCCGGCGTCCTCGACCCGCGCGGCGATGGACTCGACGGTCGGGCCTCGGGTCTCGACCCCCAGGGCGTAGAGGTATTGGCCGAAGTCGGCCACGGACTGGAAGTGCGGGTTGGGGCGTCGGAGGGCCTTTTGGACCCGCGTCTCGTTTGCTTTGAGTTCCTGCAAGTGATCACTGCACATCGGTTACTCCATACATCGGACGGCTGCCACTACCAATCATGGACACGGCCGAAAGCAAAGTCAAATGCGATCTGGACACTCGGACGGATGACTGAGGAAATTTATTCAAATGGATTTGAGATTCTGAGGATCTGAGGAAATTCTGGAAAATCGCCTGTGGACACCTTGGACAGGGTTGGACAGGGTTGTCTGACCTCCAGTGAAATGAAAAATCGGCAATTCTGGACGGGGTTGGGCGGGGGTGTCCACGGTTTGGCCAGGGTGCTGTCCAATGAAAAATCCCCCCAATCCCCAAGGGGATAGCCCTCAAACCAATGCCCTTTGGACAGGATACCCAGGGTTTTGGCAAATAAAACGTGTGCGTGTGTACGTGTGTGCATGGGCCAGGACTCAGTCAGGATTTGGAATCTGGAGGGGTCGCGCATGGGCACGTGTGTACGGGTGAAAGTAGTAAAATCCCCGTCCACCTTGACTTGGCCCCACCCGACTCACCGCTAACCCCTTGGAATATGGCGGGTTTTGCCGTGGACAACACCCCCCGGACGTGAGAAAACCCCCCGTGTCCGCTGTCCAAATCGCCGCCCCGGCCCAAATCCATCGTTTGACTCTGTTTCCAAAACCGCTATGGTTGCCCGTGGCGGGGTCGCACCCGCCGTCGCAGCTCATTGATTCAACTGGGAGCTACAACCATGACAGATTTCGCCCCCCTTCCCGTTTTCCCCAACAAATACGTCTCCGGGACCTCCTCGGTCATCGACGAGGGCCCACCCGGCCGCTCCGACCGTGGCATCTTGACGGACGTCGGCACGGCCCTGACCAACACCTGGGAGACCGACGCCCACTTCGGCCTCTACACGCTCGATGCCATCGAGGACGTCGACTTTGCCTGGCGCCTCAAAAAATCGGCCCTCCCCGAACTGGCCGAGCGGGGCGCGGAGCCGAAGGCCCACTGGCTGGCCATCGACCTCGACAACCCCTACCACCGAGAGTGGACCGGTGAGGACAAGAAACGACTCCAGAACCTGGCCCAGCGAGACGGCCAACTGAACGACTGGCTTGATGAGGCCTTCACCTACTCGACCCTCCATGGCTGGCGGGCCCTGTGGCCCCTCCAATTCGGGATGGAGGTTTCCAAATTCGAGTCCCTGGTCGAGCAGTTCCTGATCCGCCTCAAAGACCACGGCCTCGGGGACCACTTCGACCTCGATGAGTCGTGTACCGACTGGACGCGCCTGTTCCGCCTCCCGTGCGTCAACCGCGAAGGCGAAGGCCGTGTCTATCCGAACATCCTGGCCGACCTGGACCCGGAGGACGCCCGGCCACTCAGCTATACGCCCACGCCTCCCTGATCCACGCGATGAACGAGGAGTTCGAGGACTGGCGCCCCAATCCGACCCGAGCAGTCAAAGATGACGACTATGAGGAGGCCCTGGCCACCCTCCAGGAACACGTCGACGTCCCCGAGGGCCAAAACCCCGAGAAATTTCTGATCTTGTACGACCGCCGGCAGTGTGGCAAGACCTTCTGGGCCTGGAACGAGTCCGAGGCTTGCTACGAGTATCCCGCCTCCTCGGGCGGAGCCTTCCGGGACGTTCTCGACCGGGCGTGTCCGACGCTCCTCCAGGGCCGGCACATCAATCCCGAGACCGGCCGGCGCCGGGGCGTGGAGTTTTTGACGAGCAACTTCGGCTCGCCGGTCCGGGACTCCTACGCCGAACTGGGCCACCGGGGCGTGCGGTACGACGCCCGCACCCAATCGGTCTATGAGGGCATGGCCTCGGTCGACCCCGACCTGGAGCCGACCTACCATGAGCGGGTCCATACGTGGCTGGTCAAACTCGGCCACCACCGCTCCGAGGAACTGCTCGACTGGCTGGCGACATTCCTCCAGTTCGACCGGCCGACCTGCGCCCTGTACATCAACGGGCCCAACTCGACGGGCAAGTCGATGCTGACTCAGGGCCTGGCCCGGCTGTTCTCCGAACCCACGCCCGTCCCCTGGGCCGACGCCATGGATTCGTTCAACGCGAAAATCACGAACTGCCCACTGGTAGTGGCCGACGAACAGGTCCCCGACAACTTCTTCCAGGAGGATGAGTCCCAACTGATCAAGCGGTTCCTCGGCCAGTCGGGCATGACCATCAACGAGAAATTCACCCGCAAGAAGACCCTCCTGGGGGTGCCGAGGCTGATGATTACCGCCAACGACAAGGACGCCCTGGCCTTCCAGGAGAACGTCTCCGAGCAGACCCGCCGGGCCATCGAGAAGCGGATGGGATACATCGAGACCGACGACCAGGCCCGCCAGTACCTGGAGCAGCTCGGCGGCTACAAGACCACCCGCTCCTGGGTCGACGGAGGCAAGATTGCCGAACACGTCCTGTGGCTCCAGGAGAACCGGGACGTCGAACTCGGCCCCCGGTTTTTGGTCGAGGGCTGGAAGTCGAAGCTGACCACGGCCATCGGCACCCGCCACGGTCTGACCGGCAAGATAACGGCGACGCTCATCCAATACATCATGGATGGGGGCGGCCAACTCGGCCAGATGCCCTTTGGCTCCGAGGTCCGCCAGAAGTACCGAGACGAGGGCATCTACATCCAGGTCAACGTCAACGCCCTGCGGGACGCCTGGTCCGACTACTCCAAGTCCCCCGAGTCGGTCATCGAGGAGGCCAGCAACCAGCAGATCACCGACGCCCTCAAGCCCCTGGCCACTGACGACCACAAGGGCCAGCAGAAGTGCCGCATCAAGACTCGCAAGGGCAATCGCGTCCGAGTCTGGAATCTCTCGGTGGACGCCCTGGTCAGAAACGCCAAGGCGTGGAACCTCTACGGGCCCGAGCAACTGATGAACGCCCTGGAAGTCCAGCCCGAGGACCGCAAACGGCTGATGGACATGGAGCTGATGTAGAAAATCCAAATCAGCGTTTGAACTCCGCCCTGCATGTCTCTATGCTTAGGGGCGGAGGCACTCATTTCCTGTGACGTATGTTGTGAGGTAGCAGTATGCAAGGCAATCGAAGTAGATCGTCGACGCAAGTCCAGAAGCAAACGGCCGAACGGGCCAAGTCCCGCGCCGACCGCAAGAAGGCCGAGACTCTCAGCCAGAAGTTGTCCGACGCCCTCGGATACCTCGACAAGATGGAAAAGGACCTCAAGGAGGTCCGCCGGATGCAAGAGGCGCTCATCGAGATGACCGAAGAGGGTGAGTCGACCATCGACATCGACCAGCTCCTGGAGGTCTTCTCGGGCTGTTACTTCCTGCACGGCGACCGCATCGAACAGCAGGTCGAGGCCCGCAAAGAGAAGGGGGTCGAAGATGGTGGATGAAGCCCACGAGTATTGCGGCCATGTCTCGGCCAGCCAACTGACCACGTTCATCGACTGTGAGCGCAAGTGGGCGTTCAAGTACGTCTTTGGCCAGCGTCCCCCCGAGACCGAGCCGATGCGGTTCGGGTCCGTCTACCATCTCCTGGCGGAGCTGTGCAATACCGAGGGACTGTCCTACGTCAAACTCAAACGGTTCGCCAAGGGCGAGCTGACCTTCCAGGATGTCCCCCGACTCCCGGAGCCCGACTTCACCGACGGGCAGCCGGACCCCGGCCGCCAGCAGCGGGCCGGGCAGCTCATCAAGGCCGCCTGGGACCAGGGATATGTCGGCCCGGCCCTCCGGGACACGATGTCCTCGGAGATGAGCTACTTGGCCGAGACCGACGTCCAGACCCTGGAGATGGCCGGCTTCCCGGTCGTCGGCTACATCGACTTGACGTATGAGGGCCCGGATGGCCTCTATGTCAAGGACTACAAGGGGACCTCCTCGTGGAAGTGGGCCGTCGATCAGCGGTCGATGCGCAAGAATGTCCAACTGATCGTCTACGCCCAGGAGATGCTGAATCGCTGCCCGTCCTACGATGAAGTCACCATCGGCCAGATTCAGATGCACAAAGAGAAGCTCGGCCACATCCGGGACGTGGAAGTCACGCTCGACCGTGACTATGTCCAAGAGCGATTTGACAAGCTGCGGCCCTACGCCCAGCGGATGGCTGAGATTGTCGAAGAGTCTCAGCTCGACAAGACCGAGCCCAACTACGACGCGTGCTCCAAGTACGGGGGCTGCCCCTTCATTGACACGTGCTCGGGCGTTGGTTACGATGACCAGTCCGACCCGTTCTCCGACTTCGGAGGCGGTTCTCAGAGCGATTCTTCAACGGGAGACCAAACGATGGAACTGAGCGACCTGAAGCAAAACGCCAATTCGTCCGACAACAACGACTCCAGCAGCGACGACTCCGAGGACAATCCGTTCGGTGGTGGAGGCTTGTCCTTCGGCAACTCGACCGAGCCGCCCAAAGATGACACCCCCGACCTGGACGCCGATGACGGCGACGACTCCGAGGATGAGGTTCACTCGGTCACAATCTACGGCCAGGACGTGGACGTCCACGACCACGATGACCCGGCCGCCTCGGCCAAGAAGCTGGAGCAGCTCAACGACCGGCTCCACGAGATGGCCCTGGACTCCGACATCAGTCCGGCGGAGTACGACTACTCGCTGATCTCCGAGATGACCATTCAGCGGCGCACGCCCGATGGTCTGGTCGAGCTGGTCAAAGAGGAGATGGGCGTCGAAGAGGACGATGGGGAAGAGTCGGCCCCGGACAACCCCGGCCTGGAGCCCCCGGAAGCCCCGGAGGCCCAGCAGCCCAAGTCGATGTCCGACAAGACCCTCCACGACTGGGACATCACCCAGTGTGGTGGCGTCGGAGCCAAGGGCGCCCAGAAGACTTACGACAAACTGGAGGACGGCCAAGATACCGACCTGGAGACCTTCGCGTCCAAGGATTTCTCGGAGTTCCCCGGCATCGGAGAGAAGACCGCCAAAAACATCGAACAGCAGTTGGCGGACGTCCTGAAGTTCCACGGCGACCTGCCCGAGGACGCCAACATCGAGGACGGCGATGACGACGGCCCGAAGGACCCGGTCGAGGCGGCCTTCGAGGACTGGCGGGCCATCTATGAGGGGGAAGCCGAGGGGACCTTCAATCTCTCGGAGTACGGGCTCGATGACACCCAGGCCGATGAGGTCCGAGACAAGATGAACTCCTATCGAAAAGTCGACGACCAGTTCGAGGCCGAAGAGCAAGAGGAGACCGAGGGCGTCCAGGACAGCGGTGGTTCGGAGGACTCGGTCCTTCTGGTTGACTGCGCACCGCTCAAGTACAATGGCCGTCCGACCGTCCTGATCGACGACCTCCTGGCCCCGCTCAAAGAGAAGGTGGCCGAGCAGTTGGGCGTCTCGCTGTACTCCTTGCCGGACTACCGGGAAGGCGAGAAGCAACTCGCCGGCCAGGTCCTGGCCAACCTCGACCAGTTCAAGGGCAAGGTCCTTGTGGCCGATTCCCGCTCCGACTACTCCAAGTCGGTCCTGGAGGCCCTGCGTCCGAACATGGACGTGGTGGTCCAGGGATAACGTCCGACGGCCCTGGCCCTGACCCGGCCGGGGCTTCTGGCCCCTGATGCCCAAGACGGCTGAGGCGCTACCCTGTGGCGGTAGTTGTTGCCGGTTCGATTCCGGCCGGGCGGCCCTTGTTGATTCATCCTATTCCACTCAACGGGAGCTGAGTGTGTCCTCTTCTGGCACCTTCGTATTCGACATGGACCTTTCCGACCGACTGACTGAACGGCAGCGCGTCATCCAAATGCCCCGAGACGAGCGTCAGGCGGGCGATGTCGACCTGACCGACGAGTTCCAGTGTCTCGGGGGTGACTGGGACCTCCGCCCCATCCAATCCCTGGCCCTCCAGCAAGCCCGAGAGAACGACGGGCTTTTGGCCTCGATTGGCGTCGGCTCCGGCAAGACGCTTTTGGACTGTCTTCTGCCGACCGCCATGGAGGCCGACCGGGCCCTGGTCCTCATCCCGGCCAGCCGGCGTGACGAGTTCGTCACCGAGGCCATCGAGTACGACCAACATTTCGCCTACCGGGACAACTTCCAGCTTTGGAGCTACGCTGAGATCTCCAGCCGACACGGTCACGAACGACTGGTCGACTACCAGCCCGACCTCATCGTGGCCGATGAGGCCCACAAGCTGAAGGACCGCAACTCGGCCCGGACCAAGCGAGTCCTCCGCTACTTTCGGGAGTTCCCCGAGACTTCCTTGTGCGCCTATTCTGGGACCTTGACCGCCCGGTCCATCGAGGACTACTCGCATCTGTCAGAACTGGCCCTGGGCGACCGCTCGCCGGTCCCTCGGAGCCATTCCGAGCTGCAACGGTGGTCGCTGGCCATCGACGTCCAGGATGGCGAGTCGTTCCCCTCTAGCGGCGACTATGAGAAACTCCAGCCTTTGGTCGACAAATTCGGAGATGGCCGAAACCTCGAAGACGAGACCAACCTGACGGCTCGAAACGAGGTCCGGCGGGCCTATCTGGAGAGACTCAAGACCACGCCCGGCGTGGTGATGACCGAGTCGGCCTCCTGCCAGGCATCCATCCTGGTCGATACCATCGAGGAGCCGGACCCGCCCGAGGAGGTCGTCGAGGCCTTCAGCCACCTCCAGGACACCTGGGAGCTGCCCGATGGCAGCCTTGTACGCAATCAAATGCATTTAGCGAAACATGCTCGCCGCATCCTCCAGGGGTTTTACTACTACTGGGACTGGACGGTCGACCCCTGGGATGGCCAAGAGGACCTCGACTGGCTGTCGGCCCGCCGGGAGTACCACCGAGCCGTCCGAGACTACTGTCGGCAGTCGATTCCCGGCCGAGACACGCCCGCCCTGGTCCGGGAAGCCCTCCAGGCCGGGGACATCGACTCGGAGCATTTGTGCCGCGTCTGGGAGATCTGGGACAAGCATCGCCACAAGCCCAAGCCGCCCGTCCGTACCGAATGGCTCTCCGACTATCTCATCGAGGACGTCATCCGCTGGGCCCAGCGTCGAGACGCCATTGTCTGGTACGACCAAAAGGCCGTCGCCCGGCGGCTCCAGGACCATGGGCTCGATGTCTTCTGGGCCAACGGCCGAGAGCCTTCCGAGGTCGACCAGGCCCGTCCGGTCGCCTGCTCATTGGACGCCCACGCCACGGGCGCCAACCTCCAGGCCTGGGACACAAACATCGTCATGTCCCCGCCCCCGTCCGGCTTCACATGGGAGCAGCTCATCGGCCGGACGCATCGGGCTGGTCAGACGGCCGACGAGATTATCATCCGGCCGTATGCCAACCACCACATGTTGATCAACGCCCTGGAAAAGGCCCAGAATGATGCCCGCTACCTGGAGGATACGACCGGCCAGCAGCAGCGGCTACTCCTGGCCGACTGGACGTGAGGGCAAGAAAATCCAAATCAGCATTTGCATCGTGTGTCCGAAGTCCCTATGGTTAGTGGTGAAGGCGGGATTTTCCCGCCAGCGACAATGACTGAATCAACCAACTGGAGCGAAGTGATGAGTGACCAAATCAAAGACCTGGAAGTTGACATCTCGCTGGACATCAGTGCCACCCTGGCCGGCAACGACGATGAGGACTCGGCCGAAGAGGACGGCGACTCGGAGTACGACTACGAGACCTTCGAGATCATGGCCGATGCCATCGGCGAAAACAAGAGCCTGACCCCGCCGCCCCGCTCCGACGAGTCCGCGAACCTGCCGGCCGAGGTCGAAGATGAGCCCAACGCCTTCCTGATGAACGTTCTCCACGTGATTCTGGACAGTGGCCAGGATGCCGAGGCCGTCCTGATGATGACGCACCCATCCGACCCGCTGCCGATTGAGTGCGCAGACGGGCGCCGGACGGACCTGTTTCTGAGGGCGCCCGAGTCGAGGGCCAAACCGGCCGCTGAGGAGCTGCGTCGAAGAGGCATCGCCACCGTCCGCATCGGAGAAGTCAGGGTCGGTGGTTTCGTGGATGAGGGGACGCACATGGAAGTGGCGCTCAAGGTCCCGAACGTCGAGATGGTCGCATAACAGCTTCGGCCCTGGTCCGAGATTTCAGCTCCCGTTGGCTCGGGCTCGGGGCCGTCATTCACAGTCTGCGGGCTGACCGCAGACCGCCCGCCGAGGCGGACTCGGCAATCAATGGGCTGCCAGGCGGACTGGTTGTGTTCCGGGACGGTTCGATTCCGTCCCCCGCCCCTCAAATCCGGCGTTTGACGCGCACTTCCAGTGTCGCTACGCTCGCCGGTGGCCGGGCCGGAAGACGGTGCGCCGGGAACGGCCGGACTCATCAGGCACCATTCATTGAACTGAGCATCAACGTGGAGCAGTATTATGGCTTTCGGAGATAACAAAAACAGCGCGTTTTCGACCATCGGCGACGTCGGCATCAAAGACGAGACCCTCTACTTCACCGAGCCCGGCAAGTACATCCTGGCCCTCGACAAGGTCGTGTACGGCCACGGGGACTCGGAAGGCCAGCGGCCCGGCGACCCGTACTGCGCCTGGGAGTTTTTGGTCGTGGACCGACTCTCGGAGTCGGGCAAGCCCGAAGGAGTGGTCGTCAGCAAGGCCGATTACCTGACCGGCAAGGGCAAGAAGTACAAGCTGCGGGACATTCGCGCCATGATGGCCTCGTTCCTGCACAAGAGCCAGGAGGAGATCAGCCAACAGGTGGCCGAGAATTTCGTCGAGGACGATGGGGCCATGGTCGACCAACTGTGGGAGGAGAATTTCGGCTGCAACCCCCTGATTTTCATGGAAATCAAGAAGTCGGTCAAAGACTCCGGGGACGTCTACCATGACGTTTATCCGCGGCCGGCGACCGAGGAGCAGATCAGGAAGTACGTCGACCAGGTGTCGCAAGGATAATCGCCCCACCTTCCTTCGGCTGGCCCCCGTTACAGGGCCAAAAGGGCGCGAAGTGGCTTCGACTGGGCCGGTGGCCTAGGACGGGAGTTCGATTCTCCCCGCGTCCATTTGCCCTCTGACTTGGCACCTAGCCCAGCTCGACTCCCGTTGTGCAACCGCTAGGAGCCGGTTCGATTCCGGCGGAGGGCCTTGAAAACGATGACCCATTAGTGGCCTTTTCAGCAATGGGAGCTGTGCAGTGGCTGTATCTGACGACGATTACGTAGTCGCCTTCGACTCCGAGACCTATCCGATTACCGACCGCAAACAGGCGCCCCCGCCTGTGGTCATGCAATGGCTGGACGAACGCCGCCTGGAGCCCGGCCAAGACCCGTCCCTGGCCGTCCAGATGACGACCGACCAGGACGAAATGCTCGACCAGTTCCAGACCTGGCTGGCCGACGACCGTTGCCATCTTGTCGCCCACAACACGTCGTTCGATGCCGGCGTCCTGTTGAATGCCTCGGACGCGGACCCGGTTCTGTGTGATTTGTTCTTCGAGGCCCTGGAGGATGGGCGTGTCCACGATACGATGTACCGCCATCGCCTCATCAAGCTGGCGACCAAGGGATACTCGGGCAACTTCATCGGACTGGACAAACTGGTCGACCGCCATTTCAACGTGGACATCTCCGAGTCCAAGCATGACGAGTTCTCTTGGCGGACCAACTACCACTACCTGGACGGCGTTCCCCTGGCCGAGTGGCCCGAGGACGCCATCGAGTACGCCCAGATGGACCCCGTCTGGGCCTGGAAGGTCTACAAGGCCCAGGGCAAAGAGGTCACGGCGCCCAACGGGGCCGAAGTCGCTGGCCCGAACGGCGTCATCGACGAACCGCTGACCGTGACCATGGCGTGCCAACTCCAGCTCAGCTCGATCTGGGGCATGAAGGTCAACGAGGACCTGGGAAGCCAGCGGGCCCAGGAGTTGGACGCGGACTTTGAACAGATTGCTGACTCTCTGACTCAGATTGGCTTTTACACGAAGCGCGGCCCCGGCGACTACAAGAAGAACACTCAGGCGGTCAAGGACCGCGTCGTCCAGGCCTATCCCCAGGGCGAAGCCCCGAGGACCGAGAAGGGCAACGTCCGCACGGCCAAGGAGGTCCTGGCCGACTCGGGCGATGCGGCCCTCGAAAAGATGGCCGAGTTGTCGGCCGTCGAGAAGCTGCGGTCCACCTACAAGCCCATCATCGAGGATGGAGGTAGCGTCCACCCTGGCTACGATGCGCTCAAGAACACGGGCCGTTCCAGCTCGTTTTCCCCCAACATTCAGAATATCCCCCGCGGCGGCGCCATCCGCCAGTGTTTCGAGGCTCGGCCCGGCTACGTCTACGTTCTGTGTGACTACTCGACTTTGGAGCTGCGGACGCTGGCCCAGACGTGCCTCGATTTGTTCGGCGAGTCCCACCTGGCCGAAGTCTTCCAGTCGGGCCGAGACCCGCACTCACTTCTGGCTGCGGACATCCGGGACATCTCTTATGACCGCCAGGTGGCCGAGGAGAATGGCCAGCATGGCCTGAAACTGGCCAAGACGGCCAACAATACGCGCCAATTTGCCAAGGTCCCCAACTACGGCGTTCCCGGCGGCATGTGCAACTCCGAGTCCCTCCAGTCCTATGCGGCCGGCATGGGCATCGACATCGCCATCAGTGAGGCCGATGACGCCTTCGACTACTTCCATGATACCTGGGAAGTGGTCGACCGCTACTTCGGCTTCATCGAGGACAAGACCGGCTGGAAGGACGCCATGACGGTCGTCTATCCCCGCTCGGAGCGCCTCCGGGCCAAGTCCTCGTTCACTCAGGCGGCCAACGCCCTGTTCCAAGGCCCGGCGGCCGATGGCGGCCGGCTAGCGTGCCACCGACTCAATCAACGATGCCTGGCCCGGCCGGACGATGTCCTCTACGGCAGCCGCTTGTGCGCGTTCGTCCACGACGAGACCATCACCGAGGTCCCCCAGGACCGCGCCCACGAGTGTGCCATGGCCATCTCCGAGACGATGGAAACGGCCATGAACAGGTACACGCCCGACGTGGACAACGAGGCCGAGGCGGCCCTGGCCCTCCGGTGGTTCAAGTCCGCCGACCCCGTCTATAAGCCCGGCGGCGACGAACTGGAGGTCTGGCTCCCCCACGAACAAAGTGATGACGGATCAATTGACTTCGATGATGATGAACTCAAGTACGCCGAGGACCGCCTCGGAAGGAGTATCAACTATGAGACACGCCAATGAGACGATTCTGGCCTTCGACCCCGGACTGAGATGTTCGGGCATGGCCATCTTTCAAGAAGGCCGACTGGAGTGGGTTGGCATGGCCAAGCCCTACCAGAATGATATGCCCCGAGACATCGAGGGCGCCAACCTGATGGCCAGTTGCATCCTGGACTGCTTGTCCAACGAGCAACTGGACCTGATCAGCCGGAACCGGCTGGTCTACGAAAAGCCCCAGGTCTACGACTTCGGCGGCGACGTCGACCCCGACGACGTGATGCAACTGGCCTATGTCAACGGGGCGGTCGGCCGGACGCTCAATCCCAAGAACATGACCGGGCTGTTCGCCCGCGAGTGGAAGGGGCAGGTCCCCAAGGACGTCAGCCATCGGCAGGCCATCGGCAAGCTGGACGCCGATGAGACCCGCCTGGTCAACAAGGCCGAAGAGACCCATCAGTCCAGCCTGATGCACAATCTGAAGGATGCCGTAGCTATTGGACTTTCGTACTACCGGAGGATTCTCCTATGAGCAGTATCGACCAAGCACTTCTGGACATCATCCGCGAGACGCTCAACGAACAGGGAGCGACCAAATCCCTGGAGCACTTCGAGTCGCTGTCCCATCGCCAGTTGTCGAGAGACCTGGCCAGTCGACCGGACATCGACCGCGCCCCCGTCACCGTCCGCAAGAACTACCTGCCCAAGGTGGCCGAGGAGCTGGAGCAAGGTGGCGGCGTTCAGGTCGCGGGCCTGGATGAGGACCGACGCAATGACGATGAGGAAGACCCGCTGGAGGACGAGCTGGAGTGTGGGGGCCAGGTCTGCGGCGACCGCATGTGTCAATCGACCGTCCGCCAGTGTCGCCTCAATCACGGCATCAACGTCGAAGAGGGCGGCGACGAGTACGACCAGGAGGACAAACCCAAGACCTTCCGAGACTGCGACCAGGGCGACCTCCAGTTCGTCCCCTCGGGCCGGACCTCGGCCTACAAGGCGTACATGCACTGGCCGTCCGGCGAATACTGGTTCATCATCGGTGGCAAAGAGCCCTTCGACATTCCGTTCTCGGAGGTCCAGTATCTGATCAAGCTGTACGTCCACGCTGGGAGTGGCCTGACCGGCAAGACGGTCACGCGCCGTTGCATCGACCAGCTCGGGCGGGACATGACCCACGGGCTGCTCAAGAAGATCTTCAAGGCCCTGGACATCGACAAGGACTCCCCGCCGTTCGCCCCGCACAAGCTGGCCGAGGAGGACCCCGATGACCTGGCCAGCGTCGAGAACCTCCGGGCCAAGGCCGAGGCGGCCGTCGAGCACAAGATGTCCGAGCGGGAGCCCAAGGCCCTCCGCCGGCTGGTCCGCAAACAGGCCCGCGACCTCAAGGACATCAAACATCAGATGTCCGAGGCCATCGAGGCGGCCGAGATGAGCCCCATCGAGCCCCGCCCCGTGGTCACTCAGTCCGGGGACACAAACCCCGAGGCCAAGCCCTACCGGCCGGTCGTCTTGTTGAGCGACTGGCATATTGGCAAGAAGGTCGACCTGCCCGACAACAAGTTTCACCTGGAGGTCGCCTGGGAGCGCATTCACCATCTGACCGAGCAGATCGGCCAGTTTTTTAAGTACAATCAACGCCCGTTCTCCGAGATCGTGGTCGGGGTCCTGGGCGACCTGGTCGACGGTGTCCTGGGCAACGTCTACGAACAGCAGTGGCTGGAGCAAGACGTCTCGGGCCGGCATCAGGCCGTCGAGGCCGCCAAGATGCTGTCCGAGGTCCTGGCCCAACTCCATTGGATGACCGGCAAGCCTGTCCACGCTGTCTGTACGCCCGGCAACCATGGCCGCTCCGGGGGCAACCGTGGCGCCGACCCCGAGCGTTTCCCCGAGGCCATGACCTATGAGCTGGCGGCCAGCTACCTGTCCGAGATTGAGGACGTCCAGCTCCAGATCAACGACGGGGACCGAGTGGCGACCTATGAGGTCGAGGAGTTCGGGACCCAGCTCCTCTTTACGCACGGCGACCGCACGCCTCGGGACATCCGAGAACTGGGCTGGTCCCGGATGAACGAGCGCATTGGCATCGCCTCGGGCCACTCCCATACCGATGAGCGCAGCGGCGTCTCCGACCGCCATGTCTACTGGCAGCAAAACGGCGCCCTGTGCGGCGTCGACGGCTTCGAGTCCGACCAAATCGGCAAGGCCTTTCGCCCCAGCCAGTCGATGATGATGGTCGACGACCAGGGGCCCCAGCCGGGCCGGTCGTTTCTCCTGGACTCATTCATCGAGCAGGGCGCTTGACGCCCCGTCCCGAGCCCTTATAATCCAGGTGTCCGGGGGATGAGCCCTCGGGCACTGACTGAAACGTACAACGGGAGTAGGACCGTGAAACACTCGTCGAAAGCTGACCGACCGTCTTACATCGACTCGACCTCGGACGCCATTCGGGCCTTTACCGGCCCCGACCGGCCGACCTCGTGGATTGGGCGCCTGGCCGACCACCACGGCTGGGACGCCGAGGAGACGACCAAGGCCATCGAGCGGGAACTCGAAGAGGTTGGCTACCACCTCGACGTGGAGACTGCCCAACTGGAAGCGGCCGTCGAGGACATCCTGAACGAGGAGATCTGACATGCGAAAAGGCCCAGGGGGCAGACAGCCCTGGGCCTTCTCGACTGGCCCCGCGTCAGCGGGGATGACAATGACTTTTAGAGTCCGAGCACAAGTCCCCCCACCAGTAAGGCGCCGAGTCCCACGCCCGCCCCGAGGCCCCACAAAAAGGCCTTGGCGGCGGGTTTCTTTTGTGGCGGGGGCTGGCTTCGGTGCAGCTCCAAGGCCCGTCCCAGGACCTGGTTGGATTGGCCTCGGGCCTTGATCTCGGCGACCAGCAAGGCCAGCCCCGGCTGGCTGATCCAAAAGCCCGTGGTCTTGGTCTCCCCGGTCACGAGTGTGGCCCGCTTGATCTCCCGGACGTCTGCACCCCCTCCATGGGAGTCGTCACTGCTGGTCTGAGCGTAGGCGGTCGATGACAGACTGAGCGTAATCAGCAAGACCATCAGGATCGTTTTGGTAGTCTTCCACTTGGCCATGCTTGGCCTCCTCAATCTCGTCGAGCTGCTCTTGGGTCGCTTGCTTCTCGTCCCGGTCGATGCTGTTGGCCTGGCTTCGGGCGGCGGCCCCGACTCCTAGCAAGGAGGCCAGGACCCCGACCGCCGGCGAATAGGCCAGGATGATCAGCCCGGCGATGGCCAGGCCGAGATACAGGGCAGTCGTCCACTTCATCTAGTCCTCCTGGGCGCGGTGTTCGTCGCGTAGACGGTCGATAGACTTCTGGACGTTGTCCAGCTCCCGCTCGACCCCTTCCATGGCCGGCAGTAGATCGTTCTGGAGGGTCCGCTGAGTCGTCTTGACTTCCTTGATTTTCTTTTGGTTCTCCTTGGCCTGGGCGCGGGCCTGGGATGCGGCCATCAGCATCGAGCCGGCCCAGGCGACCGACGCTCCGAGGACCAGGACCAAAACGCCCTTGGTCACTTTGCCGATGAGACCTCGATTGTACCACGGGTTGGTATCATCCGCCGTCATGGGAGTCCTCCTCGGGCCCGGCCGTCTCCGAGACGCCAAACCGGCCCAGCGAGACGCCCCGGTAGTACCTGGAGCCGACCAGGGTGAGACAGCCAAAGGCCAACGCGCAGACGTTCGACCAGGGCAGGGTGATGCCGATCGTCGAGACGGCCATCACGAACAACAGGACGGCCAGTCCAGCGATCTCGGGCTTCTCGTCGATGAAGTTGAAGTAGTCAGTCATGGTCTGTGTCCCAGTGGTCGAGAGTCAGTCGGTAGGTGCAATGGATGTCTGCAAAGTCGCGCTTGCCTTTAATGACGCCTTCCCCGGTCTGGCCGTCGCCCAGAAGCCCCGAGGCGTTCCCCTCAATGGTCGGGACCCGCTGGTTGACCGGCCGACCGGCGACCAGGGCGATATGCGACCCGAGGCCGCGGTTGTAGTCGCCCACGGTGATGATGTCCCCGGCCCTAAGCTCCTGGAGCCCCGGCTCCCGTGGGGCCGAGTCCCATCGGCTGCCATCGACCAGCTTGGCCGTGGACGCCAGGGGCCCGGAGGCGACCGACTCTTTGAGCGGCCCATCGGCCACTTGCCGGCCACACCATCCGACGAACAGGCCGCACCAAGATTGGAAGGGCTTGTCTCGCCACTGCTCGGTATAGGTCCCATCGGAATACTGGTCCAGAAACCACTGCCATCCGAGGTCCTCGAAGTACCGTTCGATGAGGTCCGGGGTCGGCTCCTGGCCGGCATCGAAGTCTCGGACGGGCCGCTCCCACTCCTCCTGGGCGACGTGGACCAAGTCCAGGGCCAACGATTGCGCGTTCGGAGTGTTCATCACGATTGTACCTCTTCGATCAGCGTCGAGAGTGTCTCGGGACGTGTGACGCATCGCCCGCCCGCCTCTTCGATGGCGGCCTCCAGCTCAGCCCCGTCCGGGACCGGCCCATCCCAGGCCCGGCAGGTCCGACCCTGGGCGTCTGTGATCTCGACCCCGTCCCCGAGGTAGTGAGGGCCGTAGGCCGCTTCCATACGCTGGACGAACTGGTCGACTGTCTCCAGGTCCGTCGCCGGGATGCAAAACGCGTAGGCTT